AGAATACCGGGGCGCGGCCTGATGGCAGCTGACGATTTTTGGCGCGTTATTGCAAGTAGAGGTGAGCTGTACGAGCAAGCGCTAAGAACAGGCAGAGCTGCACAAGCTTTGGGTAAATCAGATGCAGACGCCTTAGACGATGCAATCATGGTGTTGCTTGACCCTAACTTTGTTGCAAAAGATATGGACGCAGCGAGTCGATATTTCACGCTGACAGATGACCCCGGCGCATTGGGTGACTTAGCCTCTGGGATTCGTAATAGGCCTTTGGGCAAGCTCATATTGCCATTTATGAAAGCGCCAACAAACGCTATGCGTCGGGTTGCTGAAGGGCATATATTTTTCCAAGGCCTAAAATCTATTTACTACGCAGGTGACGCTATTATTGGCGGCAACAAGTTTGCCCAGATGAGCGCAAGGGAGCGCCAGAGATTTATGGGCAGGGCAGCTATGGGTACTGCCTTTTTATATGCATTACATAGCTATGCTATGGATGGGCGTGTCACTGGCTCGTATCCTAGAGACAAGCAGCTGCAGCGTATGTTGCCGCCGGGCTGGCAGCCTTACAGCTTGGTTTACATTGGTGATGCAGATGACAGGCAGGACGCAGGGCTGAAGCCTTGGCCTAGTGATGCAGATGGCGACCCTCTGCCTATGTACAACCGTGAGACAGGCTTGCCCAATGGTGAGCTGATTTACATGAGCTATCAGGGTCTAGAGCCTGTCAGTGCATTTCTGGGCATAGCAGCATCAACTGCAAGATATCAAAGTTTTTTCTATGACCCAGAAGACAAGTTGAATCTGTTTTCAGCTGGCGCTCTAGCTACATACGATTACTTTAGAGATCTGCCTATGCTGCAAGCAATGGGCGATATAATGCGCTCACTAGAATATCAAGATTTTGGTGTGTTAGCAGATAGCACTGTAGGCAACCTGGTTGGCATAGCGCCATTGCCATATAGCAGCGCTGTTAAAAACATAACAAATTTGGCAACAGGTGAGACTGAGCGCAAAGTTGTTTCTAAGAAGATAGAATACTACACGGTAGCCGATGTAGAGCAGCTATTTAGAGACAGCCAAAACGATGATGTCCCCTATGACACGCCGCCATATTCTCTTGTTGGCACACCTAAAAACATAGACGGCAACGCAGCTGCACAGTTTTTTCATGACACCGTTGTGAAGGGCTGGGAACAGCAGGCCATGAACCTGCCATATGTCCGGGAACAGGTGGACAACTATGCTTACCGCTGGGACATGCTGGGTAATAAGAAAAGCAAGACGCCATTCTCATTTGACGTAAATCCAGTGGATGCGCTCTGGAACAGTATTACGCCATTTAAAATGTCTTATGGCAAAGAGATTGAGCCTTTCCATGCAGAGCTAATAAGGCTTGGCGCGCCGCTAGTTGAAACACGAAAAAGAATGAACGGCATACCGCTTTCGCTCAAAGCACAAAGCGATCTGAATATGTTTGCAAAAGGCACTGATGATGATGGCAGTCCATACATAGTTTTGCCTTTTGTTGTTAAAGGCAGAAAAAAGGGCATGGGTAATTATGATTTTAAGGGATACCTTAACGTCCTTATGTCGAGCAGGGAATATACACTAGCTGATGACACGACCAGAAAAAACATGATCAAAAATGCTGAGAGTAGATTTTATGAGGCCGGGTTCCAAAGAATGATGGCTATGGATCAGTACAGGAATTTGCAGCAGGCATACGCTGAGAAAATGAATCTGAGAGAAATGGGGATAACCAGATGAGTGTAAGCAGCACCAATACCAAAGTATCTTTGCCAGCGAATGGCACAGCCCACAGCTTTGCCTATAACTTCAAGATTTTTGCAGACGCAGATCTGCAGGTCATTGTGCGTTCTGCAGCTGGCACTGAAACAGTCAAGACACTGAACACTCACTACATAGTGACAAACGCTGGATCTGAATCCGGCGGCAACGTGCTGTTCAAGTTTAACACTGGCACGACATCAGACGCACACTTTTCATCAACTGACCAGCGCCCACAAGACGGCGAGACAGTTGTAATGGCAAGAAACCTTACCCTTACACAAGGCACAGATTACATTGCCAATGACCCATTCCCTGCTGAATCTCATGAGGATGCGCTAGACAGACTTACCTTTATAGCACAGCAGCAACAAGAAGAACTGGATCGAGCCATTAAGAGTTCAGTGGGGAATACTTTTACATCCTCAGAGTTCACAATATCTGCAACAGACCGGGCTAACAAAGTATTCGCTTTTGATGCATCCGGCGACCTAAGCATTACGCAAGAGCTTGGAACATTTCGGGGCAACTGGGCTGCAAGCACAGCGTATGCAGTGCGCGACCTGGTTAAAGACACAAGCACCAACAATATTTTTATAGTCACGACAGCACATACATCGAGCGGTTCGCAGCCTCTTACTACAAACGCAAACAGCGCAAGTTACACGCTGCTAGTTGATGCAGCTACCGCAACAACATCTGCGGCTGATGCTGAAAAACTAGCTATAACGGCAGAAGATTCACAGTTCACTCTGAGCGGCGGCACACAAGGTTTTTCAGCCCTGCACCACGCAGCCAAGGCAGCGGCCAGTGCTGCATCAGCAGCAAACGCAACTGCAGATGTTACCCTTGCAAGAAACTACGCCACAAAAACAGATGGCGAAGTAGAAACAAGCCCTGACCGTTACAGTGCGGAGGCTCATGCGGTTGGTGGCACAGGCGTTACATCTGTAATCGGGTCAGCCCGTGAGTGGGCAATAGGCGGTGGCTCATCACCTAATTCAACACAAGCCGTAGACAGTGCTGGCGAGTTTTCTGCTAAAGGGTATGCGATTTCTAATATTACTGGCGGCTCTGCAAAGAACTGGGCATTGGGTGGCGGCTCTGGATTTTCATCAAACACACCTGTCACAGGGTCTGGCTCATCAGCAAAATATTCTGCACAATACTGGGCAGAGCAAGCGGCAGCACGCAAAACAGAGTTTAGCAATATCTATCATGGGATTTCAAGTTCTGCCCCAACGGGGTCAGAAGTTGGGGCTGGGGACTTGTGGTTCGATTCCTCCAACAATGTTTTAAAATATTACAATAACATCAATCAATGGGTGGCTATTGAGTCAGGAACAACGGCTGGCTTTGCTATCGCAATGGCTATCGCACTATAGGAGATTGAGATGGCACAAAACTTCCGCAGATACAAATTGACAGGGGTTGGGTCTACAGCCCAGGACATACCTGATGGGTCAGACTTTGACAGTTTTGACACGATTGTTGGCATACACATGGCAAACACCAATGCCAATGCAATAACAGTTGATGCTTTCATTACAACTGGAGCAACTGATGGTAGAGGCACTGGTGATTATTATACTTATGCTGTAACAGTAGATAGTGGTAATTATCTTTTAGATGGAGTTACTAAGCCAGCACTAACATTGTATAGAGGCTTTACATATACCTTTGACCAGTCTGATTCTACAAATGCTGGACATCAAATTGTATTTAAAACTGCTGCTAGTGGTTCTACATATACTACAGATGTAACGACAACTGGCACTGCTGGTCAGGCTGGTGCAAAAACCACTATAGCTATCACCAGCACAACGCCTGACTCTTTGTATTACTCTTGCTCTAGTCATGGTGATTCACAAGGCAACACAATCACAATCGACAGCGCACATTACCTTATTAAGGACGCACCCATTGCTGCAGGCGGTGCGCTACAACTGCTTGATGGTGGTGCAAAGTTTGTTGTGCAGTCTGGTGATAGATTGTTTGTCCGCTCATCAACAGCAAGTTCGCTTGATGTTTGGGTGTCTGCGGTAGTCGCGATTAGTATATAGGTGACACATGGGTTATGTAGGTAATCAAACAACAAACAGTTTTAGCAGTCAGCCTAGCAAGCAAGACTTTACTGGCTCTTCTGGCAGCAGCATTACTTTGAGCCACGCTATTGCTAGTCCAGAGGATATTTCTCTGTATATTAATCATGTGCGCCAAGAGCCTACGACAAGCTATACTGTTGCTGACACAACTGTTTCTTTTGTTGGCTATTCAATATCTGCAACCGATGATGTTTATGTCACCTATAATGCACTGGCTTTGCAAAGTGTGGTTCCGACTGATGGTTCTGTGTCTAGGGCAAAGATAGCAGATGATTTGTCTGGCGCAAACTTAGCTATAGATACCACATCATCAACATTTAAAATGACTGACCTGACTACCAATGCATTTTATCGCACTGGTACTTGGACACCTGTAGCTACTAGCAGTGGGGCTACTGACCCAACTGCGACAGTTTTTAGCGGGACTAACACAGAACAAATTGGAAGATATGAACGCATAGGTGATGTAGTACACGCATATTTTAGACTTACATTAGAGGTCGCTACTATTAATTACACTAATAATGGTGCAAATACTGACACACTCAGATTTACAGGATTTCCATTTACTGTTTCAAATATTACTGGCTATTACCCTGCACTAGCTATTGGAGATTTTGTAAACTGGACATCAGGATGGCTTGCTGGTTATCCGCCAATGGGTTTTATGTTGCCTAACACTAATACAGCTAGCATGAAATATCCTACAACAAGCGGGACAGGAGATATACAAATTCAGTATTTTAAAAGTAGTGGAGCAAGTTTAACGGCTTCTGTTACTTACAAAACGGATGACGCATAGGAGCAAGCAATGGCATTATCAAAAATACAAGCCGAAAGCATAAACCTTGCTGATACTTTTGCTTTTACTGGTACGGTGTCTGGGACTGATGGAGGATTTGCATATCTTGCAGAACAAGACGCATCAAGCACTACCCAAGTAGATTTTACCATACCGTCTGGTGCAAAACAAATTGTATTTACAGCAGAAGAGTTTAATACCACAGCTACTGGTAGCCCTGTTCTACTAATACAGTTAGGAGATAGTGGTGGTGTAGAAAATAGTGGTTACTTTGTTTCTGAAGCTTACACTGCTAATCTTCAGCCATCCGCTGGAAATCATATTTTTGGTGATAATAACACAAGTGATAATGCTTGGAATCTTGGTCAATGGTCGGGTCATGTTTCAGACGGCAGACGATTTTATGCATCAGGGCAGATTGTTCAAACAAGAAATTCAAATACATGGATGTGTAATACACAAGTTCTTTATGGGCCTTCTGCTCAGTTTTGGATTCACTTAGGAGGACGTAAAACTTTATCGGCTGAATTAACAACAGTAAGGTTTTCTTCATTTGGCACATTTTCAACTGGGCATTTTCGTTTAGCTTATCATTTGTAGGACTTATTATGACTAGATACAAATCAGTAGATGGTGTTATTTCACCTTTTACAGCAGAAGAAGAAGCTGCAAGAGATATACAAGAAAAAGCATGGGCAGATAGTCAGGCAGACCGTAACATGGCTCTGTTGCGAAGAGAGCGTAATCGTTTGTTGGCAGAAACAGATTACTTAGCACTGTCTGATAGCACTTTAACCGATGCTATGAAAACTTACCGTAAAAACTTACGTGACATAACTAAAACAGCCACGTCGCTGGATGATGTGAGTTGGCCGGAGAAACCATAATGCCTTATATCGGAACACAACCCCTGACAGGGCAGTTTAAAAAGTTAGACGCAATCTCTGTAGTTAATGGTCAGGCAGCATATACGCTGAACTACAACAGTGCAGCTTATAAGCCAGCTACTGCTAATGCTCTGCTGGTCAGCGTCAACGGTGTTATCCAAGCCGCTGGTGATGCTTTCAACATTAGTGGGTCAACAATCACTTTCACTGAGAACCTGGTCACTGGTGATGTCATAGACTTCATCATTGCGCTAGGTGATACTGGCTCTGCTGTTACGCCTGTCGATGGGTCTGTGACAACTGCAAAGCTGGGCGATGACAGTGTTACAACTGCAAAGCTGGGCGATGACAGTGTGACAAAGGCCAAGATAGGCACAACTGAGTTAGACTTAGCTACAATCAAAGACAGCACTGGCACTAACACTGCGATAACCATTGATAGCAATGGTCGTCTGAGTCAAGGAAGTCCAGTTGGTTTTAATGCCAAAATTACGGGCAGTGGTCAAAGTATTACTGCTAATAATACTTTACTTAAGCCTTGGGGTATAACGACATCACAGTTATATGGTGGTTTTAACACAGATGGTGCTGGCGGAACTATGCTTAACCAAACGACTGGCATAGCACAAGTTCCCGTCACTGGATATTATCAAATAAATTGCGTTGCTAGAGTAGATAATTTTGCTGGTACTTATCATTATCTGGATATAATCAAAACAGATTCTTCTGGAACTTACAGTTCTGCTGCTGCCACTTTACTACTAAGGACTTTTGAAAGTGCTACTGCGTCAGATTATACTGGGTTATTCGGGTCAGTTTTAGCTTACTTACAGGCTAATGATTATGTCGCTATGTATTGGGCTAATTCAGGAGATAATAATGTAACTGTAAATAATGATACTTTTTTCTCTATGTTCAAAGTAGGATAGGAGACTGGCATGGCACTGACACGATTAAACAATCAGGCTCTTCCTAGCGGTTCTGTGTTGCAAGTTCAAACAAATCCAATTACTGCGTTTGGTGACTTAACTTTATCCAACACTCACACTGATTTATTTGGAACTGAACATTCTTTTACTAGAACAGTTAGTAACAGTAAAATTCTGGTTAATTTTAATTTAAAAATGACTTCTCTTTACAACGCAATTATTTGCATAAACAGAAAAATTGGCAGTGGAAGCTATGCTATAGTTAACAAAGGAGCCACTGGAACAAGTAATGGCAGAACAGCGCAAGGCACTGGGTACACAGGCCAAATTTACAACTCTGTAACAGTAAATGCTATGGGATATGGGATTCATGCACAAAGTTATATTTTTTTAGATGAAACTGGAGAGGGTTTAACTGACACAACTGACCCTATAACCTATAAGATAACAGGGCTAAGTGGTGGCGGTGCCAGCGCAGACAAACTTTACCTAAATATTTCTGGGTATGATGGTACTAATTACAATTATACAACAGAATCTAGTGTGACTTTTATGGAAATAGCAGGATGAACCAGAATCAAATTCCATTAGTAGCTGGTGGTCTGTCTGCTCCGTGGTGGGTGGCAGTGTTGAATGAATGGTTGGGGCTTGTAGCTGTTACCTTAACTATTGCTATGCTGTTACGGAATCTGTGGAAGTCTAGAAAAGACTAATCATGGCTATTGATCCTGTATCGGCTATTGCTGTAGCGACAGCCAGCTACAATGCTATTGTGAAAGCGTGGCAGGCAGGCAAGCAAGTCGAGTCAATGTCAGC